GCTTTGGCTTATGGTGTTGACAAGGCTAATAAAGATATGAAGATTGCCGTATTCGACCTTGGTGGTGGTACATTTGATATCTCTATTCTTGAGTTCGGTGGTGGAGTGTTCGAAGTTCTCTCAACAAATGGTGATACACATCTTGGCGGTGATGACTTCGATCAGGTAATTATCAAATGGTTGGCTGACGGTTTCAAAGCCGACGAAGGTATTGATTTGACAAAGGATCCAATGGCTATGCAGCGTTTGAAAGAGGCTGCAGAAAAGGCCAAGATTGAATTGTCAAGTTCTACTTCAACAGAAATCAATCTGCCATACATCTCTGCTGAGGGTGGTGTTCCAAAGCATTTGGTTAAGACTTTGACCCGTGCACAGTTTGAACAGTTGGCACATGATCTCATCCAAGCATGTTTGGTTCCTTGCCAGAATGCCGTTCGCGATGCTAACTTGCAGACTTCAGATATCGACGAAGTAATCCTTGTTGGTGGTTCAAGCCGTATTCCTGCAGTGCAGACATTGGTGAAGAACTACTTTGGTAAAGAACCTTCTAAGGGTGTAAATCCTGATGAAGTAGTAGCTGTTGGCGCTGCCATTCAGGGTGCAATCCTTAATAAAGAGAGTGGTGTTGGCGACATTGTACTGCTTGATGTCACTCCGTTGACCCTCGGTATTGAGACTATGGGCGGCGTCATGACAAAGTTGATTGAAGCCAATACAACCATTCCTTGCAAGAAGAGTGAAACATTCTCTACTGCTGTTGACAATCAGACAGCTGTTACTATCCATGTACTGCAAGGTGAACGCCCAATGGCTGCACAGAACAAGAGCATTGGTCAATTCAATCTTGAGGGTATAGCTCCGGCACGCCGTGGTGTTCCACAGATTGAAGTTACTTTCGATATCGATGCCAACGGTATCTTGAATGTAAGCGCAAAGGATAAGGCTACCGGTAAGGAACAGAAGATTCGCATCGAAGCTTCAAGTGGTTTGAGTCAGGAAGAAATCGACAGAATGAAAGCTGAGGCAGAACAGAATGCAGCTGCAGACAAGGCTGAACGCGAAAAGATTGATAAGCTGAACCAAGCTGACTCAATGATTTTCACCACCGAAAACTTCTTGAAAGACAACGCAGATAAAATCCCTGCCGACAAGAAAGCACCTATCGACACTGCACTCCAGCAGCTTAAGGATGCACACAAGGCAGCCGATGTTGCAGCCATCGACACAGCTATCAACAACCTCAACACCGTTATGCAGGCTGCATCACAGCAGATGTACAGTCAGGCAGGTGCACAGGCAGGTCCTCAGCCAGGCGCAGACGCTGGTCAGCAGGAGCAGCCAAAGCAGGATGACACCATCCAGGATGCTGACTTTGAGGAAGTGAAGTAAAAGTGCTAATAAACACTAATCAAAAATAAGTAAATCCCAGTAACATAATAAGTTGCTGGGATTTTTATTTCTTAATAATAATTAAATCTTATCGTTTTTAATCGTTTTTGTGCTTATATTTGTACCATATTTGTGCCGCGACTTAATAGGAGATAAAGTCCGACTTAATTTAAAAGATAGATTGATAATCAAATAGATACAAATAGTATGGCGAGTGCAAAATTTCAAATAGAGCGAAAATGCGAAATTTGTGGTAAATCTTTTATTGCAAAGACGCTTACCTCCAGATACTGCTCTAAGAACTGTTCTCAAACAGCATATAAGCAAAGAAAAAAGGAAGAACAGTTGGATGCATTGAAAAGAGAAAAGGCTGCGAGAGTTCCGAAGAACCAACCATATCTCTCAATAGCTGATGCAACTACGTTGTTTGATATTGGTCGCGACTCCCTTTATCGCTTAATCAGGAATAAGCAAGTCCGTTATTATAACCTCGGACTAAGGATGATACGCATTTGCAAAGCTGATTTACAAGAACGTTTTAATCTACGTCCTTACGATGAAAGAAGAAAAGAAAAACAATCAGAAGTAAAGACTTATCGGCTTGAGCCTGAAGATTGTTATACGATTGGAGAAATAGCTAAGAAGTTTGGTCTCCATGATAGTACTGTATATCTGCATATTCGCAAATATTCTATTCCAACAAGGCAGATTGGTAATTACGTCTATGCGCCAAAATCAGAGATAGACAATTTGTATAAACACTAACCCGCGACATACAATGAGAAAGGAACTTGATAACACAAAGGCAACAGTACGATTGCGAAAGAGTGCCTATCGAAAAGAATGGTACTTGTATATAGAAAGCTATCCTGTGAGAGTAGCTGGAAAAGATTCTCCACAAAGAGTGCGAGAGTATCTAAACAGAACTATCACTACTCCTATTTGGGATAAAAGTAGAACAGCCCGTACTACCGAAGCAACCCAAACATTCAAACCTAAACGAGATTTGAATGGAATTATCTTGTGCAAAAGTGAGATAGACCAAGAGGCCTGTATTTATGCAGATAGTGTTAGAAAACTACGGCAGCGTGAATATGATAATGCAAGTTTGTATAGTGACACAGAAACAGCACAAGCAGAACAGAAAGAACGATTGCAACAAAATTTCATCAAGTACTTTGATAAAGTGGCAGACAAGCGACATCGTAATAGTTCCCTTTCAATTCAAACAAACTGGGAACGAGTACATGTTTTGTTGAAAATGTTTGCTGGAGACACGCTACTCTTTTCACAGATAGATAATAGATTGGCAGAAGATTTCAAGTTTTTCTTGTTATCTGCTCCTTGTGGTGGAAGTAAAAAAGGGACAATATCACGAAACACAGCTTCCACATATTTTTCTATTTTTAAGGCTGCACTCAAACAAGCATTCATAGACGGATATTTGACCATAGATTTATCTGCAAAAATCAAAGGCATACAGGAACAAGAATCCCGAAGGGAATACTTAACCCTTGATGAACTTAACAAGTTAGCTAATACTCCTTGTGAACGTGATGTACTTAAACGAGCTGCACTATTCTCTGCTCTGACAGGATTAAGACATTGCGATATTCAAAAACTAAAATGGAATGAAATAGCCATAGAAGGAAACCAAGTCAAACTTCTCTTTACTCAGAGAAAGACAAAAGGGGTGGAGTATATGCCCATCTCGGAGCAGGCTTTTAAACTTTGCGGAGAACCAAGACAACCAGAACAACTTGTTTTTGAAGGATTACCAAATCCATCTTGGATTTCTCGTCCATTAAGGGCATGGATTGAAAAAGCTGGTATTCAGAAGCACCTCAGCTTTCATTGTTTTAGGCACACATTTGCTACCCTTCAACTTGCAAACGGCACAGACATCTATACTGTAAGCAAGATGCTTGGGCATACAAATGTCAAAACAACTCAAGTATATGCAAAGGTTGTCGATGAAAAGAAAAATAAAGCAGCCAATGCTATTCAAATAGATATTGAAAATGATAAAACATAATTCGACAATATAATATGAATACCAAATATTTTGAACATATTGTAGTATATCTGTCCGTTCTTGTTGTTTGTGTCATCATTGCGTTGTTCGCAAGAGTGGTTGCCTTACGTTTAGGGGTTGATGAATTTACTGCACAAATAGTCTTTTGGAGTGTTGTTGCCATAGGCATCATCATTTATTCTATATTGTCTATTTTGGTAGAGGGACTATTTACGGCATTAGTCAAGTTTTTCTTTCCAAAGAAACAAGAAGATAAAACAAATGATAAAGCATCCGACGCTGAGGCAGGACAAGTAGTAGACGGTGTTGGCGGTTCATCTTCCGAACAACAGCAACAATCAATGGACTTTGACTCAATTCGGCAACAGCAACAAAAGATAATGGACCAAAAGGAACAGGATAGACGTACGATAGCTATTAAATATACTCAACAGCAATTCGCACCTTATATTTCAGATAAAGATTTGCTCAAGCTTTGTGAATATATAGAGTTGTACTCCGCTAAGCTTCCCTTATCACACGTTGAACCAATTAATATTAAAGGTTTAGTTGCCTTAGACCTGTTTCATTTTGGTTGGAATATATGGAACCATTTTAGAGTTGGCAAACAAGATGAAATTTCGCAGTTCCTTAAGCAGGTTTTTGCCATCACATTCAAAGATGTGGAAGTTGGAAGCATAAAAAGCCATCTCCGTGATGATGAGAAGAAAGGCACTATACCTA